GCCACCTCAGACCGCAGCCGAGCCAGTTCGGCATCCGCCGCCAGGCGGTCAGCGTCGGCAACGTTCTTGGCTATCGTGTCGGTCAGCTTTTTCTTAGCCATGTGAGCACCGCGTGGACGCCAGGGGCGGGCCAGCCACGCTCGGTGCAGGCTGCAACCACAAACCGCGACAACTGGTGAGGCGGTGATTTCAGTTCGCCTGATTTATATTGCTGCTTCACCTCGAGCAGTTCGGCCTGCGCCTCAGCAGGCAGCCTGTCCCACCAGCCAGTGCGGGACGAGTGCACAGCCTGCTGAATGCTGGCCAGTAGCGTCGGCGGCTTACCTTTCGCCATCCTTGACCTCCCTGTAGTTGAGGGCAACCAGCGTTCTGCGAATTACCCGTGCCGCCTCTGTGACCGCCTCCTCAGAAATGCTTGGCCCAAGGCACGCGTGCAGCAGTTCGTGCACGATCGTTTCCAGCCTAGTGGCTCCACGCAGCTGGTCATCAATTAAGATTCGCGGGCGCTTGGCGTTGTCGAAGTACGTCCATCCGGCGGCGCCACCCTTCAAGCGGGTGAATCGCAGCAGCCAGCGCTTGCCGTCAATCGTGATGCTGTGATCTTCGGCCACGGCGGATCCTCCGCATCGACTGTGGCAGAGATGTCAACCGATGCCGATGCTGCGACCAACAGCATTCAGCGCCTGCTGGCGTTGCTTGCACTTGCACGGTCTGCCGGTGACCGCAGACACACGCCCAGGCGTAATGCCGATGGCGGCCAGCCCAGCGGCGACCATGTCACCCAAGCCACGCCTAATGCACTGGTGGTAAACCATGCCGCTGCACGGCAGCGAAAAGCCGCAGCGACACGCGGCAACGCCTTCGCGGCACTCTAGCTGGCGAACCATTAGCACGGCCCGCCAGTGGTAATTGCAGTAAGACCATAGGGGCAGTTGGTTGTCCACCCGTTGATGCGGTAGCACGGGCTGCCGTTGTTAAGAAAAAACACGGTGACTTGGCAAAGCGTGTCGTTCACTGTCACGTCATACGTAGACGTGTATTCGCAAAGCGACAAATTATTGAGCGTCAACGCGGTGCCGTCGATTGAGCACACACCAATGGTTTCGTTGTTGGAAAAGACAAACGACATAGAGAAGGTGTTGCTGGAATCCCACGGCAGCGTCGCCGGGCCGCACGGGCAGCAGCACCCACACCCAGGCAACAGGATCATGAGCAGCCACACTCAGCGGAAATCAGATACCACGTGCCAGCGTATTTGGCGATTGCACACGCGGCAGTTACCGAACTGCTGGCCGTGTCGCAGGATTTCACATCCACGAACAGATTCGTGGCGGCTACGGTGTTAGGCGTGGCTGTGACGCCGTAAAAACTGGTGGTGTGCGTGGTGCCCTTTGACCACGTGCCGGTGAACGAGCAAACGCGGAACACCTTTCCGCCAGTCTGCACATGGTGCTCAAACCCTAGCGGCCCTTGATCGCGGTTGCCGCCTTCAACTCGCAACACAGCCTTGGCTATGCGTTGCGCAGCAGGCTTTGTGAACTTGGCAAATTCGGAACCGGCGCCTTGATTGCCGCCGGATGCCCCTTGGCTGGCCATGTGGTCAGCCCTCGAGGATGGAAATAACCAGTTTCGTGCCGGTCAGGTTTGATTGGCACGCGTAGCTGCCAGCGGCCAGGCGCCCAGTGGCGACTTCCCCGCCAAGCAGCGTCACGGTGGGCACTAGGCTTCCGGCCGACAGCTGGCCGAACGACACGCTGGCGGTGCTGACCGTGGACAGATTGCGGGCGAAAAACATGCCTACCGCCGTCATGCTGGCAGTGCTGATTGCGGCCGTGCCTGCGGCGTTTGTGCCTGGTGACAGCGTCTGCGTAACCACGCCAGAGTTTGCCATGCTTGCGGTAACGCCAGACGCAACAAATGCCTGATTCAAATTGCCTTTGGATACGTTGACGTTGACGTTGTAGTTGATGTCGGCCATGGAATTTCCTTAGTTGGGTGGCGTGCCAAAGTATTGGCTGAAATTAATGGTTGGCGCCACGCGGCGCACCAAAATGTCGGGAGCACCGCCGCCTGCCTTTAGGCTTCCGTCATTATTCAACGGCTGCGGATTTGCGCTTGGCACTTTTTCGTTGTTGTTCTCTGCGTCGGTGACGTACACGCGCTTTTTCACGCCACCAGAAAGAAAGTTCCAGCCCACGTTTGGAATCTGCAACGGCCACCCATCCGGCCTGTATTTCAACGTCACCTCTACCTGCCAATATCGCAATTCCTGTTCGTTCACTACCTCAACGGCAGGCTGTCCGCTGATGCCTTCACATTTCCAGCACCATTTAGCACCGCCAAGATACGGAGCGTCATTCAGCGCGTTCTGTGCCAGGGTGGCTAAACCAAAATCAAACGTTGCGCGATTGCCACTGATGTGGGCCTCGAGCACCGACACGTCAGTTGTGACGCCTTCAAAGTAGTCGTTGGCCGTATTTTGCAGCGGCCTAATGTCGCCGTTGCCGTCGCCGTCGTAGTAGTAGAGCGCCGGAACCGCCAAACCGCTGGTGGTGAATTTCCAGATGTCTGGCCGGCTTAGCGGGTTTTTCTCGGTGTTGGCCTGTTTCGGCAGTTCGTACGACCACTCAACCAGATAATGCCACCGGCTGCCGTTGTAGTTGCCGACCTTCACATCAAAGGCAACGCAATACGAAGCTTCTGGGTGCCCGTCCAGAAACGAAATGCCGGGCGCATTAGAGATGTCTGTTTGCGGTGTAGTCGGATCGTCCACTTCCACGACAAATTGACGCGTGAACGTCGGCGCCTCGCCAAACTTTCGGCCAGCAGATACGGTCGCCAATTCTGTGGTAGTGCGAATGCCCATTACGCAGCAGCCCCCAGGATGTCTACGGGCGCCTGCTGCAATGCTCGAAGTTCACGAACGACTTCTGCCAGCTTTTGGTTTGCTTTACGGTTCTCGGCAATGGCCGGATCTTCCCGCCCGGTCAACAACGCCATAAATTGGGCCATGCCTTCGGACGAACGCACGTCGTTGCCTTGCAACGCTTCTTGCGATTGCTTGCTGAGCACTCGCATGTTGTCGAACTTAAATTGAATTGCGTCATCAACCTTTTGCCGTTGCGCCGCAAGCTTTTCGTTCTTCTTTTTTAAGCCATCCTGAAGCGCCTTTTCGTCACGGGCTTTTGCGTCCTCGGCGTCTTTGTTGGCCTTTGCGGCGGCCTCTCGGCCCTCCTTGGCGGCTTTTTCTGCCTCACGTTCCTGCCGCCTCCGTTCACGCTCTTCTGGCGTCATCGACAACCGAGCACGCGCCACGGCACGGCTTGCAGGGCCATTTGTGGCCCCAGTGTTTTGGTTGGTTCCAAAAACGGCATTGGACGCCGCGGCGCCGGCGTTTTGCAGTGCGGCATTGCCTTCTGCAAAATTCTGCCGGAGAGCATTGCTCGCGTTTTGCGCCATGTCGCGGCCGAATTGTTGCAAATCGGAACTAACCAAACTGCCTAAGCCCTCAAGCAGTTTGCCGATGGTTACCGCAAGCAAGTTTCCCTGAATTTCAAAATTGTTAAACGCGGCCCGCAACGTTTCAGACACAGCCACGAATATGTTTCCGACCGTGGTAAACACTGCGCCAACGTCGGCCAGGCTGACGGAGAACTGGTCAAACTGGGCCAATGCGTTGTCAAAGACGCCCGCCAGATATTCCGCAATATCAAGCAACGCGCTGGAAATCGTGTCTGCAATTCCGCTGCCGCCTTCGCCGTTGACGCTGGAGAACGATTCAACAAACGACAGCAGTTCTTCTGCCATTGCCGTGACGGCAGGTGCAAGGTTTCCAACCACTTGGCCGAAAATGCCGCTGACGGTCGCGGCAACCAAATCAAATGCGTCGTTCATATCGCCAATTGCCGACACCTGATCTTCACCAACGATTGCGCCAAGTTTCCGCAATCGCTCTTCAACTTCCTGCAAGTTTTGATTCATTAACGGCAGCAGCTCAACGCCGCTGCGGCCAAAGATCGCCACGGCCGCCGCGGCACGTTCTGCTTCCGTTGGCAAGGCAGCAATAGCCGCCTGTATTTGTTTGAACTGCTCTTCCGGCGACAGCCGCTGCAGTTCCGCAAAATCAATCCCCAGCCGAGTAAATGCCTCCGTATTGCCAGACTGCCCGGCGTTGCCAATGGCAATTGTCATTTTCTGCAAAGCGCCGGTTATGTCGTCCACTCCAGACAGTTTTGCCGCCATCTGTAACGACTGCAGCGATTCAACGCTTATGCCAATGCGGTTGGCCAAGTCGTTTGTGGCGTCAATAGCGTTGGCAACACCCTTGGCGTAACTCAACGCAGACCGGGCGGCATTGGAAAATGACCGTGCCACGGCACTTAGCCCGCTGGCAAGCATTTTGCCAACTGCTACTGTCTTCAGCGTGGAAACGTCACGCGCCGTCTGCTTGGCGGCTTTGCCGATTTTGTCCAGTGATTTGGCAGCCTCATTGACTCCGCTGCCCATCTTGGCCGCGTTGGCCGACAGCGTAAATCCGAGCCCGATGGTTGCCATACGTCACCGTCGAATCTTTGCTAACTCTGCCGCTATTTCAGCGCCGGTCATCGGCGGCTTTTCCAGCGGCATGAAATCTTCTTCTCGCATAGGCGGGCCGGAATTGAATGGCGCCACAATCGCCGCCGCCAATCGTCCCGTCTGCCTCCACTCATCTCCAAACGGCTGTACAAATCGATGAAACGCCATCCATTCCCGCAATTCGTCCACGTCGAACTGCTCAACTTCTCGTATTGATTTTTTGAGAAAACCGGCCAGCCGCAAAACAAACGCACGGAACGGCTGCCGGTGTTTCAGTTTTTTCCCGTTTCCTCCAACGATTGCTCGTCCAACGAATTGTGGTCACGGGCCGCCTTCCACAATCGCGTACCTACAACGCTGTCAATTTCTTTGACTTGTGCGTGATTTGGAAACACGCGGGCGCCGTTTTCGTCCACCAGGCACATGGCCAAATACTTGCTGCGAAAGTCTTCGACGCCTTCGCCCTTGGCTCGCAGGCATTCCAATTCCCACTCCTGCAATTCCCCGATGGTCAACATTTTTACGTACACGTCGCATTCCCATTCGGGCACGTGCACCTTCAACGCTCGAGCCAATTGGCACTTTTTACTGGCGGCCAAAATCTGTTCTGCAGTCAGCGGCATTTAACGTCCCCCCAGCTTGAACGTGACAGTGAATTCCTGCAGCTGGCCAACCGACGCAGACCAATCCAACGATTGGAAAATTGCGTGTGCGTCGGACCAAGAAACGCCAGCGCTGCCTATTGATAAGGCAGCCGTCAAGCCAACGTTGGTTGAAGACATCGCGGCCGTTGCACGCGCCCGAACTGAAACGCTGCCGGGATCGCCGTCGGCTGGGGAAAACACTTTGGCCCTAGCCGTAGACGTGCGTGGCGTCACGTCCACAACATCTGCGGATATGCCAGACACGCTTACGCTGACGATTTCGCCCAGCGTCGTGCCGCCCCACGTTACGGTTGTGCCCTGCGAGACGAACGCCACGGCCGCCCCCAGGTGTCACTGCACCTTGAAGGTGGCGTTGCCCTTGACCAATTCGCCTACGGCATAGGTGACAGACCCGCCAGATGTCGTTGCCGCGTAGGTTGCACCTGCAAAGGCCAACGTTCCACTACTGCCAACGGTGATGGCGGCCGAACCGTAGTAGTCAACCGTAATTTCGTTGTCCTTAAGAGCCGGCGAAACGTAGGTGCGGTTGGCGCCGCTGGCCAGCCCGAGGTGCGACGTTTCCAGCAGATCGCCACCGTAGTTCACGGCCACGTTGGTGGCTGTGTAGGTGCTGCCCGCAAACACAAAATTGTTGCCCTGTGAATCCGACGGCCCTGGCATGGCAAAATTGCTCCTGTGGTTTTTGGGCTGTGCCCTACGTGTTTTTTAGCGGTGCCGTACGCAATCCTTGCAGCGTCAGCCCTTGCCGTTTTTCAGGTCTATTGCGGCCTGCCGCACGCCCGCCTTCATCTGCTCAAGCAGGACCGATTGCATGGCGCTACGGCTGCCGTCAAACGCCTTTTGCAACGGATGAAACGCAGGCATTTCTCCCAATCCCACGGATGGGTTAATGCGGGCAATAAACGCCTTCGGGTACGGCGGGCTAGTTCCTGATTTGCGAGTTTTGAAGGGTCCGCTGCTGTTGTAGGACGACATCAGCACTGAATGGCCAGCCACTGCTTCCTTGGCACGCTCCACCAGCGTCTGGCGAAATCCATTGACGGATCTGCGTTCCGACGTGATCTTGCGGCTTTTGCCAGGAAATCGCCGCTTGGTGCCAAACTCAACTAGGTGCGAATGAAACGCACGGTCATTTCCTTTTTGAATTTTGCCGCCCGGCACCTTTTTGCTCGAGCCGGTGCCGCTGCGGCGGTAGCCAACAATTGCCACACCAACCGGCAGCCCCGACTTGTTTTTGGTGTAGAACCGCGTCCGCATGGCAACAGCCCGCGACAGGTTGCCGGTCTTCTTGCCAATCTGGCTTACCTGTGATTTAAGCGCCGCCTTGCCAATCTTTCCAGCGGCCTGCACAGCCTTAAGGCTGTACTTGCGGCAAATCTTCAACGGAAACTGCCGCAGTTGATCCTGCAGTTTCTGTATCTCTTCGGTCATCGCAGACCCGCGCTTGGTCGCGTGGCCGTCGATTCCAAGGGCAACATCAATCATGACGTGGCCTCAGTAATGCGGAAATCAAACGTTTGCTGCACGCTGTAGTAGGGCAGCATTTGGTCATCGGCTGGCATTTCGACGTTATCGGCTTCCGTTTGCAACGTGGTGCGTTGGATCGTCACGCCGGCCGTTGTTCCCGTCCAGCCGTCCACCGCCAGGCGTACGGCACGGGCAATGCTTTTGACGCTGGTGTAGGACGTGTCGTAGCTGGTCAACTGAATGGTTATGACCGGCACGCCAATCGGCCCCATAAGTGATTGATCGCGCTGCACGCCAACGCGCTGATACACAACCAGCGGCAACGCCGTTCCTGTCGGCGCGAGCATGGGAAAAATCTTGTTGCCGATCAACGATGAAACCGCCGTCTGGCTTGTCAGACGTTGATACAGAAATGCTTCCGGGGCTTCCACCACGCTCATGTGGTCACCTTTTCAGTGCAGATCGCTTCGTGAATCCATTTTCGTTCACGCTCGTTTACCTGCCCGATTTCCAGCGTGCGTCCGTTGTAGATAATTCGCATGCTTGAGGTGAGCCCAGACAGGTAACGCAACGTGATCTTGTGCGTGGATAGCCCGATGGTTTCGGCGTATCGCTCGGCCTCCCGGCCGCCCAACGGCTGAATGTCTGCCCAAACGGTCGCATACGTGGCCCACGTCAGCGTTGATTCGCCAACTTCGTTCTGCGTGGATGTAGGCTGCTGCACGGTAATGCGTGCCCACAGGTCGCCGGCGTCAAGAGGCATTACCGGTAACTCCCCCAACGCATGGTGTCCAAAAGCGATTTGACCCCAAACGGCACTTCTGTCAGTGCCGCTTCTGCCGACGCTTCGCGGTTGCGCCACAGGTGTGCCACAAGCATCAGTAGGGCAGCCTTGATTGACCCTGGAACGTTTGTGCCGTCGCTCGAGTAGCCAGCCCACCACGTCACCGCCACGCTGTTTTGATCCACCAGATGGCTGGGCCACGTGTTGCCGTACAACGGCCGCACGGCTCCAGGCGTCTGCGTCCTGTCAACACGGTATTGCGTTGCGTCCAACGTTGCCGTCGTGCCGCTGACGGCTGGCGTGTAGGCGATGGTCACGGCCGTGGCTGTGCCGGCCTGCACCATTGGTGGCCTAGGAAGCTCAACGTCAAGATTTGGCACCGTGCCCTGGCGGCCTTCGATGTTGTTGCCGTCAGCACGCAAACCGAACTGCGCAGGGCTTCCAACCGGCCCATAGAAACTATCGGTGCGAAGCGTCCACTGCGTATAGCACAGGGTGCGGTCTAGATATTCCTCGCACCACACGCGGGCGGCCGTGATCAACGACGCAATGAGCGTGTCTTCGCTGCTCGTATCAATGCGCAGGTGTGCCTTTGCCTCTGTCAGCGTCACAGGCTCATTGGCAGGCTCTGTGGCCCGCACCAGGCTGCGGTATCTCATTTCCTGCGTCTCCGTGGCGTAGCGTCTGCCGTGCGAACCTCTGACAGTTCAAGCGTGGCCGTCTCCAGCAGCTGCGGCTGTTCGTCCACGGCGGCAATCTGGGCGTAAATCAGCGACTTGGCCGGGCCGCGATCCATTTCAATCACGTTGCCGCGCCGGTAAACGGAATACGGACGTAAAAACCGAATGCGTATGCGATCGCTCATTCTGCTGATGACTCCCCGTGTTCCACGCTGCCCCACGCTTCCGATGGGCGACGGCCGCCCAATCGCCAATAGTCGTTCGGCGTCTGAAACACTGGCTTCAGATCCCGTCCTGGCCACGTGATCTTCAGTTCGCAATGCCCAACGGCGATCTGCGGGGCCATGCCCAACGTGTTGCCGCTGGCTTTCCATTGCCGCCAAAAGTGAATGTCTGGATCTACTCGAGGTGCTTCCCCTTCGGCCACGTCGCCCCAATGGCCATTTGCGGCAGGCGTGCCCAGAAACCAAGGCGTTTGCGTTCGCTTTAGCGCTGAGGAACGCAGCAGCGTGCAGCCGAAATGGGCTGTATCTACCGGCTGAATCGTGGCCTCAAACCACGTGTTGGGCAGCTGCACCATCCCGATCTTGTGGCCGTGGCCCTCGGGCGTGAACATCGGCACGCCTTCGTCGCGTTTGGTCTGCATAGGCGCCACGGCGTCGTATCCGCTGACCATCGCAGCCACCATCAATCGCTGCAGCGTGTCGGCCTCAAAAACCGTGTCAAAGTCGCAGCACAGAATCCAGTCAGTGCGATCAATCATGTCGAGCAACACACGGTCTAGGCATTGCTCCCAAAACGCACCGGTGTATTTTGTTGGCCTGATGCCGAATGGCAGCAGCGCCTGCATGACGCAAAAGAAGTTGTCGGTAAACGTCAGCCTGGGCAGGCTGAACGCAGCCTCAACTCGCAGGTCATGCTCCACCTGGCCAACACGAACTTTCACGTGGTTAACTCCAAAAGAAACGGGCGGCAGGCAGACGCCCGCCGCCCGCTCTTGGGCGTTATCGCTGTTGTGTCAACTCTACAGGCTCTTGTAGTCGTTGACGCCGGCGCCGGTGGCATCGGTGGCGCCGTTTTCGGCCTTGGCGAGTCGGGCGTCAGACGAAACCGCAACCGTGTTGCCGGGGCTGGTGACCACGCTGATGTATCGCTTGCGTCCGCGCAGATCGACGTTAAAACGGGCGATCGCGCCAACGTTGGCACCGGTGGTGGAACCGGCGCCAGCCGTCACGCTCATGCCGCTGATGTCGGCCTGGCCGCTGCCAGATGCGTCAGACTCCTGCAGCTTCAGAACGCTGGCGTATGCCGCGGTGGCCGCCGTGAACGGCGAATACACCACGTCGATGGCCAGATACTTGAATCCGCTGGTGTCAATTTCGTGAGTGAACGTTGCGGACGCCGCCACGCTGGCGGTGCTCTTGGAAGACGACTTGGCAAGACCGTGATGGTTCATGCGTAATTCCTATGGGGTGAAGTTGGTGCTATGGTCAGGCCAGTTTGAGCGCGACAACCGGGCCGGCGTTGGAATTGTCGCCGAGCGAGGCATGGCAGATGTCAATACGCTGCACGGCACGGAACGCGGTCTGGTCGGCCTCGAAGTACCTGTCGGCACTGGTCGCAATCTGCATGTCGCTCTTGGTCGCCATGATCGACGACAGCGACAGATCGCCAACGTAGGCCGCCACGGTGCCCGTGGTGGGCGCGGCTGTCATCTTCAGCACCCACACGACCGGCAGGCCAAGGAACGTGTTTGGCGTGCCCTGGGCCAGATTCGCCGCCGTGTTGCCGCCAGCAAGGGCACCAATCGTGCCGCTGCCCTGCGTGCCGCTCGACAGCATCATCCGCTGCACGGACTGGTGATACACCTGCGGGTGCATGTACCAAGCCGAAGTGCCGATGGCGTAACGGGGAAGCTTGCCAAGAGCCTGCAGGTAATCATCGATGTCAAGGGCCGCAATCGTCGTGTTGCCGCTTGCTGCCGTAGCAATCGACGCGGTGTGCGTGCCATCGGTGATCTGCGACAGCCCACGGATTCCGCCGTAGGTGCTGGTGCCGTCACCGTTGAAGAACGCATCATCGATGGAAGCCGCCATGGTCGTGGCGTACTCTTGCGCCAGCCAATCAGCAACGGAAATGGCGTTGTCGGCCAGCAGCTCGTTGGAAACCCGCGTGGCAATTGCCAGCTTCTTTGCCACCAGCTGCACCATCGTGGCGGTCGGGTCGCTGGTCGTGATGGTCGTGTTCTCGCCAATCCAGTAGCCCGTGACGCCCGTAAGACGCCGGGGCACCAGCAGCGTGTCAGACGACATCTGCACGCGTTGAGCGAGGTTCATTGCCACGCCAAACTTTTCAACGAGCCGGATGATGGTGTTGCTGAAATCCTCAAACACCAGCACGCCACCAAGGCTGTTGACCTGGCCGCCCAGGTCGCGGTATTCGGTGCCGAGGTTGTCGCGGCACCACTGCCGGGCCTCGTTGTTGCCGAAATGCGCCTTGAGCCACATGCCACAGCGGTGGGCCACCTCGAGCGATTCAAACGCACGCAGCTGGCCACGGAAATTCAGCGGCTGAATGCGAGGCTTGGCATCGACGGTTTCGACCGCCGGGGCGGCCCGGTTCAGCGCCTTGAGCAGTTCGGCCTTGCGAGCCTCGGCCTTCTCGGCCTTGTCAATCGCCGCCTTGATGCGGTCGGCCTTCGCAAGCAGATCGTCGTAGCGGGCCTGCCGAGCCTCAACCGCTTCAACGGCCGAACGATCAACCGGAGTGCCATCGGCGTTCTCGCCGGCCTCTTCGGCGGCGCCGGCTTCGTCCATCATGCCAAGCTCTGCGAGCGTGGAAGCGAGTTCGTCGAGCAGTTCCTTGACGCGGCTGGCGGCCATAGTGTGGCGCTCCTGTGTGTGCGGTAGGTGGTGACCTTTCCGCACGCTACGGCCACAGGTGCCAACCCTTGCAGAACGCAGGGCCAACTTGTTTCCTAGTTAGGAAACGATTCCACGCCGGCGAATGTTGTCTGCCGAAATGACGCTGCGCTGATTTGCGCCGCACGCAGGGCACTTCAGGTACCGAATTTGGTACACGCCAGCGGCGCAAGAACGCACGACACCAAGCCGGCCGCGCTTGCACGCGCGGCACGAATCACCCGATTTTGCGGCCATGCTGCCGGAGAAACCTGCGGAGTGCTTTTTCCAACTTCGCATCCCGTCGAAGTGCCGGCAGCTTCAGCGCCGGTCGGTGCGTTTTCAGGTGCTTTTCCAGTGAGCGAACCGCCACGCTGGTGTCCTTGTAGGCCGGCGTCAGCACTGGGCCGACATCGAAAAGCCCATTGATGGAACGAATGTAGCGGAGGTGTCCACCCTTATCGTCGGCAGTCCACTCGTCATCGTCGGTGGTGAACGCAAACGAACTTCCAAAAACATCGGAACGGCGTATCAGCTCGATAACGTCCATGCGTGTATCTGGCGGGTCGATCTCATAGGCCAGGCCGTCATCAATGGCGGCCAATCGCAACGTGCCGGCCCGCTCGGTGCCAAGCACGAAGTTCTGGTCGTGGTTGTAGAGCCCCACGACATTGCGGCCTTCTGCCTTCATCACGGCATCAAATGCACCGGGCCGGATTTCTTCGGTGAAGCCGCCCAAATCGACTGAACGGACGTTGTATCGGGCAGCCATGCCACGGATTAGCGCGCGGCCGTCAGCGCGGGTTTCGACATTCAGCGGCAACGGAATGTTACGGCGCTCGACGTTCATGCGTTACTTTCTGTTGGCGTAGACAAAATCTTTCATTTCGTCCGAGGACATAGACACAGATTGGCCTTGGCTGTCGGTCACTGCGTAGTTGGTCACAAAACCTTTGCCTGGCGAGAAGTTGGACGCTGCGCCGCCAAGCTCGTACCCCATCTGCGACATTGCATTTTTGGCTTGGTCGTGCGTCAGCCGAGACTTGCTCTTTGGCAACGCCACATCGTGCTTTGTTTTTGGTGCGTGAAGGTCTGGATGTGGTTTGTCGCCAGACTTTGCTTTGGCTTTCTTGGCTTTTGTGACGGCCTTTGAACCGCCACCGCCGCCAGCACCGCCGCTTGATGACGAGCCACCAGAACCGCCACCGCCGCCACCTTCGCCAAACTTGCCGTCGTCATCCCTTGGCTGATCATCGCTGTACCGCAACGCTGCCCTGGGTGCCGCCGGCTTCACTGGCGTATCGTTCTCTGGGCCAGGCCCAGCCAGCAGCTGGTCGGTGTACGAAAGCGGCAGGTTGTCAGCCGGCGCCGGTTCCCCAGCGTTGCCAACGGCTGCATCAGCGGCGATGCCCTGCATCGTGGTTAGGTTCATCTGCATGTACCGCTGATCGCCTTCGGGGCCAATCGGGTTCATGTTGAGCACTTCCCGGCATTCGTTCACCGAATAGATGCCTGTGGCCAGCATGGTCTGCAGCCACGCCCCCTGCGCGGCCAGATCGCCACGCAACAGCCCGCGCGTGTCGAACTCCGCAAAATACACGTCATCCTGCACGACAAGATCGCGCGTGATGGCCGATTCCCAGCGGCGAAACCACGGCATCAACGTCTGCTGCACTAGATCGATGGCAGCCTGCTCTTGTGACGCGTAGCCGACCTTTGTTTTGTCCTGCACGTAAGACGGATCGACGCGGTAGGCACGGCAGATTTCGATGACCTGGTATTGGCGGGTTTCCAGAAACTGGCTGGCCTCGTTGCTGGATTGCACGTCTTTCCAATGCACGCCGGCAGGCAAGATCGCCGTGCGGTGCGCTCGGTCAGCGCCACGGTGCAGCCGCTCAAACTGTTCACGCAGCCGCTCGGCGTTCTCGACGGAAATTGGGTTGTCGGATTCCATCAGGCCCGACAGCCGGCAACTGTTTCCAAAGTAGGCGCCGCCGTGAGCCTCGAGGGCTTGGGCCAGTCCGATGGCATCCTTGCTCAGCGTCACGGGCAGCATTCCCATGACGCCATCAGACGACAGCCAACGCAAATGAAAAATCTGATCCTGCGTGTACCGTGTCTCGGCCCCGTTCTCTTCGCGGTAGTAGTAGCACAGCGTGCCGTCTTCCAGCTGGTGCACCTTCATTCGGCTGGGGTGCAACGGCCACAGCGAATCGACGGCGCCGGCCGGGCCGCTGCGGATCTCGGCAAACGCATTGCCATAGGTCAACGCGTGAGCGGTAAGCATCTCTCGAAACTCAAACGAAGTCTGCCAGCCGTTAGGCTGCTGATTCAGCAATCGGTACAGCGGCAGATCGCGGGCGCGCTCTTTGCCGCCTTGCTGCAGCCGGCGGTAAACGTGCAACGGAATTGCCGCCACGTTTTCTGCAATCAGCCGCACGCAGGCCAGCACGGCACTGCATTTGAGCGCCGTTTCAGGCGTGATTCGCATGCCAGACGGGCCACGGCTTGGCGCATCGTTCCAGCCGTCCGAATAGTTGCCGCTGCCACGCAGATCGATGATCTTGAAAGATTGTTCCGGCGTTTCGGCGTGCGAAATCATAGCGTCAGGATGTCCCACGTTTGTGCTGGTGCCGGTGCCGTCGCGGTGTCGTGAATTCCGATTGCCATGACCAGCGACACAATGCCGTCAATGCGTTCGGTGCTTTTCGCCTTGCTCGGCTTGATGTTGCCTGCGTAGTCGCTCTGTATCGCCACGTTTCCAGCCTGCCACGTCAGCACAGGGTGGCCGCCGTGCAGGAGCTTGCCGGCCACGCACAGTGCCTCAGTGCGTTTTGCAGGCGCCGACATTGAGCCGTAGCCCTGCCCGAATCCTATGACGTTTCGGCCGTCTCCTTGCAGTTGCGTGGCCAGCTGCGTGGCGTTCCAGCGATCAATTGCCACGCCACGCAATTGGTATTGAGTGGCTAGTGCATTGATGTCTGACCGCACGCGGTCGTAGTCCGTCACGTTGCCATCGGTCACGTGCAGGCGCCCCTGCTTGTGCCACATGTCGTACGGCACTTTGTCGCGGCGCACGCGGGCCTGCATGTTCTCGGATGGAATCCAGAAATGAGGTTCCACCCAGTACGTGCCATCCTCAAGCGGGAACAGCAGCACCAGAGCCGTCGTGTCGTATGTTGTGGCCAAGTCAAGACCGGCCCAACATTCCCGCCCTGTCAGATCCAACGGGCAGGGCTTGTTGCCCTGTGCCCAATGATCCATCCGCAGCCAGCGTTTGTCTTGCTGCGTCCACTGGTTCAGGTACAGCTGCCGGAACGTGTTTTCGTATGCAGGCATTTCAATTGCTCGAGCACACTCGCTGCGTAAAAAATCAACCTTTACGCTGACGCCTAGGTTGGGATTTGCCTTCGCCCACGTCTTTTCAGACTGCCAGTCATCGGCTGTGTCAGCCGCATAGATGGCCGGCAGAAACGATTCGTCTTTTACGGCACCTGTGGCTACAGCCTCGGCGTATTTCCACACCTCCCAGCACACGCTTTTCCGGTCGTAGCCGGCCGTGGTGATGTAGACCATTAGCGGTTGCCTCCGGGCGCCCATGCTGGTGGCCATTACGTCAACCAGTTCCCGATCGGGCTGGGCGTGCAATTCGTCAAAGATCACGCCATGCGGCGAAAGCCCGTGCTGAATGCCCGCTTCAGCGCTCAACGCTTTGTAGGTGCCGTGCGTGCGTTCGCAAACGATCGCGTTGCGGTAGACCTTCAGGAACTGCGACAGCACCGGGGACTGTTCCACGGCAATCCGCGCGGTGTCAAACACCAACCTGGCCTGATCCCGTGCCGCAGCCACGGAATACACTTCGACTCCTGGCTCTGGCTCAAGCAGAAGTTTGAGCGCCAGCCCAGCCGCCAGCGTCGATTTCCCGTTTTTGCGCCCGACCGCCAACAGCGAAGTGCGTATCTTGCGTTGGCCTTTGGGGGCATAAAACAACGCCCGCACGTATGTCTGTTGCCACGGCTCAAGCAGGAACGGCTTGCCGCCACGCTCGCCTTTGGCGTGCGTCATCATTGTGGCGAAGAATTGCACCGCCCGACAGGATGCACACAGACCGCACGGCGTGTTAGCCGAACAGGATGCGGGCCGCTTCATCGTTTTGTTGCGGGCCATCGTCCACCGCTGATACGCGGGCCAGGGCGGAAGCAGTCAAACCAAATTCTGACGCAAACTTCAGCATATGCAGTCGTGCATCACGCTTGCGGTTCCACGCGGGGTGGTTGCTGACTTTGCCTTTGTCATCAATGAACGTGGCGCCATGCTGCCGCAACTCGGCATCGGCCTTGACCATGTCGGCCAACGAATCGCAATAGGCCGCCAGGGTCATTTGGTGGCGTGGACTCATGACCTTGGATGCCTCGAGCATGGGTACGATTCGTTCCCATTCGGCCCGCCCTAGGTCGCAGAGCCACGCCGGGGCAGGGGGGGCACCAGGCGGTGCGTCAATCCCGGTTTTGTGTGGCCCACGAACGCGGGAACCACGAATTTGTAGGATCGGCTTAGGCGTTGGCCGGCGGCCTTTCATCGGGAAATCCCCCGTTTGTCAATTTCGGCCC